GCTAAGACTGACAATATTCCCGCATTAGGTCAAGCTTTGGAAGCTGCTTCAACTCCAGTGGTGCTTACAGCTGCGCAAGAAACTACGCTCACGCCTCCCGCTGCAATAACAGGATTCGCATTAGAGGGAGGTGGGAACCTTGCTGCAATTGCAGCCGCAGCAGAAAGTGGTCTGCCTGCTAGGGATACTGATGCTACGGGAGCAGATGCGTATGCTACAGTGGTGACAGGTGAGGCTCGTGAGTATCACCACATCATTGCTATATTAGGTTCAGGGCATGATGCCATTATATCTCTTAATGGTGGCACGGGCGACCACATAGATATAGAAGGCGGGACTACCGTGACAATGGATGGCTTAAAAACTGGTTCATCGCCCGTTGTTCAAGCAAAGAACACCAGTGCTGGTGAAAACTATACAAATCTTCGTATTATGATTTGGTAAGGAGTAAAACATGTCTGGCATTAGCTCAAATCCAAAGATAGACATGATTACTGGTCAATTAGTTGTTCTCAGCACTGAACATCATGAGGTACATGAAGGCAAACTTTTCAGTGTGTATCATAGTGACATTGACAAAGGCAAGGGTGCTACCATAAATCTGTATATGAAGACACCAGCCAGTGACGTTCGTGCTCATGTGATATTTTCATGGGCATCATCAGGTGCAGCATATGCCTTTATCCGCGAGGCACCAACAGTTACATCAGATACTGGCACTCCCGTGGCTATCATAAATCGTAATCGAAACAGTAACAATGTGACTACCATGTTAAATAACGCTGATCCCGTAATCATAGGCGCTTCTACAGATGTGACAATCACAGAGGATGGTGGAAACATTTATGAGCGATTCTCTGGGGCGGCAAGGGCGGACAGTGCTCTTGTGCGCGGGGAGAATTATTTTGAGTTTCAACCAGATACCGTTTATTGTGCGGTTGTAGTAAGTGATGCGGCGGGATTAACACTTGCATGTGATTTTTGTTGGCATGAAGGATAAATCGAGGATAAATAATGAGTAATGTAAAACCGCGAGATACGACAGTGCCTAAGACCGGTCAGACTACGAGTTATCGAGAAGGTGATGACGGAGATGTGGAAGCTGGTTATGTTGGCACAAGGTATATTGATACGGGGCATGGCACGATTGTTGACCTATCTTCATATTCAACACATCCACTGGAATGGGTGAAACAACCAGAATTAATTATTCCTGGAGCTACTGGCATTCACGCGACGAGCCAGATTCAGGTTGCTCGTGGAAACTGGGCGACTGAAACAGCGTATACGTTAGCTGACCTTGTTTATGAGGCCGTGGGTGAGAAGTATTATGTTTGTGCCGTCTCGCATACAAGCGGCGCAGTCAACTTCGCTACCGACATTGCGGCACACTCGACCTACTGGCGTGAAACCATTTGGACAGCAAGTGCGGCAAACCTTACGACGCCGTCAACGATGACTTGGGATGATGCGATTGACGCTTGCCTTGCACTGGAATACGCGGGCGATGATGACTGGCGACTTCCAAACAGGAACGAACTGTCGCTCTTGTTTGATTCTAGTGTGGCAGCACCTGGTGTTGCAATAGACTTGACTGTGTTTCCAAACACCCCTGCCATCAGCACCTATTGGACATCCACAACAAATGCTTCTCTTACAACTAATGCTGATGGCGTTGTATTTACTGCTGGATTCATGAGCACGTCAGTGCCCAAATTTGCTGATATATATTTACGCCCAGTTAGAGGAGGGTCATTGTAATGGCAAATGTCAGAGAACATATCGAGATAGACTACTATACGAATGGACGACTGGTGAAACATCCGTCCGGTGTGCAAAAGTTTGAGTTGCTTGAAACACTTCAGTGGTATATAGATAATGCCATATTAGGAACATGCTGGCATGCATCCTGCGAAACGGCAATCGCGAACTGCGAAGCCGCAGAGGAAGCATATGAGTAACTTAATTCTTGAAGTAGGGAGCGGCTAAATACCGCTCCCAAAATAAGGTGAAGAATCAATGAGAAATATTTCTATTCCGACATCTGGGAAAGCAAATACTCGATTAGGTACTGAACCTATTGTTGTATTACGTGTTCAGTGGGGCACTGGTACAAAATACTATGCTACAAAACCATTAACTTTTAATAGTTGTGAATGTGTACCACAGTTACAGTCTTTGTCGAATGTATCATATAATACTCAATCTGACTTTGTTGGTGGATTCTCTACTTGTGATGTTACCATAAACGACGATGGGGGATTGTTAAAATCAAAATTTAATAGAAATATTTTAGAAAATACTAAAGCAACTGTCTATATGTATTTTGCAGGGACAACTGCATCCCCATATCCAGCAGGGGACGCTATTGTTTTATTGTCAGGAAAGATACTAGGTAATGCTTCATGGGTAGAAGGCGATAGACTTTTAACATTTAGTATTGAGTCAATAGTTTCAGATGCTGTTATTGGTTTTTTCTTTAAAAGTATGCAGGATAGTGAAGATATATACATTGAACCAACATGTATTGGAAAAGCATGGCCTATTTGTTTTGGAAATGTATATAAAAGCAAAGCTCTTCAAATTCAAGATAGCCATATAGGAAAATTAATAAGTCGAGAAATTGGTACCAAAACTTATAACTATATAACAAGTCAAGCGGCAAGAATACCTTTCGATATTAGGAATGAAGATCTTTGGCAAACGCTACTGAAGCCTGAGTCTATTAGTATAATAATTCAAGGGATACGGTATGTTGGCATGTTTAATATGCCTACTTCTACTTTTAATGTTACAGAACCTAATGCCAAATTTAATGCTACGACATATCATCCAGCCGATAGGGCAGGCGATAAAGACCCATTTAAAATGTTTCTACCGGAAGTTGAAGAGGTTTTACAGAATGTCGAAAAGAAATTCGTGTATATTCAAGATGCTGATGGAAATAAATATATGAATTATTGTAGATCTCAGATTGGAAATGAGGCTACATTTGTAAGGCCATGGGCAAAAGCTCGTGGAGTCCTGCATGAAGACGCTGGGGATAATAATATAATAATACTTCCTAATGCAACATTTACAGTCCTTGAAGTCCGGGGGTGGTGTTCAGAAGATTGGGAAGCAGATATGTATTTATATTTCCAAGATGAAAATAAGATAGCAGGTTGGGAATTTTCATTAGAGGGATATCCTGAGAATCAATATAGGTATCTATATGCTACACACAAACTAAATAAGGCAGTTCCTATGAGAATAAAAACAGGGGCTGAGATACATTTAGATATTCCAGATATCTATATATCTAATTTAATTCCGTCATCGAAGATTATGGCGGTTAGGGGTAGGCGAGAGAAAGATGGGGATCTTGAGTATATTCCTAGTAGATATTATACAGTAAAACTTAACGAAGAATATATCGAAGGGCAAAATTCAACAGGCATAGAATTTAATACCCCACTAATGGCAAGAGCTGATGAAGATTGGGAAAAAGAAATATATGTTTCTTTGACATCTACGGTAGGTCCAAATAGTGTTGAGATAATAAATTGGCTTATTGAGACTTATACTGATTTTACGATCAATAATTCTACAAATCATTCAGTAACCGGGACTACGTATAGAGCAGTAGCCCCTTATCCAGCTAATTTTGTTGTGGCTGATAAAAAGAATGTATTGGAATTTTGCAGAGATATTTCATTTCAGTCTAGATGTGCTTTTGTTCTAGATAATAATGAAGTTTCATCAGTATATTTATCAAAATCTCCAGGGCTTGGTACTTGGACGATTCCAGAGTCTGAAATAGCTTTAAAGACATTAGCACTCTCTTTTACAAGTATCGATCGTATTGTAACTGTATCTAATTGGAAATGGACTTCAACAGTAAAAATTTCTACTAAAAAAGACGAAAAAGACGAAAAAGACTCTGATACTATAGAACAAACTTATACTTATTCAGCTAATACTGAGATATTTGGAACTATTGAAAAAGATTTTAATATCTATATTTATAATACTGAAAGAGAAGTAAAGAAGACAGCTCTTTTTTGGGGATATAGACTTGCAAATATTTGGAGAACGGCCACTTTAAATACTTTCTTTAATAATATTCAATTGGAAATTTTTGATAGGGCTAGAATAACTACCTCTCAATTAAGCACATTAGCTATTGTTGGTGAAATTAATGATATATCTTTAGCTTTAGAAAAACCATCAATCAATATGCACTTTACATTAGCTTCAAAGTCTGGTGAGTCTTCAATGAGCGGTGAGCCAGTACGTGATGATGACTTTTGGCTTGGGGATCCCGATTATGGGCAAACTGTATGGTATAGTTTGAATGGGGTAGAAGTTATAGCGATACATGAAAATGCTAGGGTTGAACCTGATGATGAGACACCATATGATTGGTCGGATAAATATAAAGATAAATACGATACTGCAGCTGCTGGAAAAATTATAGAAGTTTATGAAGATAAAAAATGGATTGATGAACAATTTTGGATTAGTATTGCAGCAGAAGTTAGTCCATTAGCAAGAGAAGCTATACGGTATGAACTTGCTAGACGCATACAGACGGGAACACCTCTTGAAGACTTACAGTCAACATTCAAGAATAACCCGTATATTTTACGCCAACTTAATAGTCTTGATTAGGGATTAAAATATGCAAATAATAAACAATACTGGTGCAGAACTTCCTGGTCGCTCGGTAGTTGAGATTGAAAAGTGGGTAGAAGGAAATTGTTATGTTATTCTTCCTACTATAGATTCTCAAGATTTAGGGCAATTAATTGTAACATATAATAGGGTTATACCGATTTCAGGAATCGACGTTGGGATTCCAGCAGCTTTAGAAACATTAATCTTGCCGGTTGAAGGTCTATTTGAAATTGGAAATACTTTTGGAACAGTTGAGGATTCTTTGGAACTTATAAAAGAAAATACAGGTTTTATTTGTATTGGGAAATATGAAGATAAAGCAATTTTACACCCTCAAAATAGCCCATTAGTTGGCGGTATTGACCAAAATGCTGGTTCAGGTTGCTCTTTTTATAAAGATATTTTTGCCGGTATGGCGGCGACAGACGTTGAACAAATGCGTAGGGAAGTTGTAAATAGTATTAATTCTCATTTCTTCATGCAAAGTGTAACTGGAAGATGTTCAGGATATGTCGGCGCTTGGCTAGATAATACAATAGCTGCTGCTGAGGGGTCAACGCAATTAGTAATTTTACCGATGTTGATTCCATCATATTTACCTTGTCCTAGACAGGGTGAAACTGATACATCCTGTATTGAACCCTACTTCCCCGATGGAACTCTTCCGAATGGTTGTTACCCATTTGCTATGGTTGGCCCAACATCTGGGTCATCGGCAGCATTCATGGTGCCTAAGGAAGGTATGCCAAGAGTAGCAAGCATGGTAGTTAGTAGTACTTGGAATATTGAGACAGGTGTAACAACATTAACGACAGATATTGGTACGCCTTTTCTTCTAGAGGATGTTGGACATGCTATACGAATACCATATCCCCCATATGCCGACGCATCGGAAAAGATTGAGTCATTTATATCTGCTACTCAAGTAATAATTGCAAATCATTTTGACCCAGAGGTAGTTGGTCAAACAAGTTATCTCGGAGACAGCGACCACTGGGAGACTTATATGTCTAAGATTCTGCCTGGCGAGTCGGTTGTAATCCCACGAACAGATGATTCCAACGATGTGCCACATTATGAGGCTGGGGATGGCGGTATTATTTTTAAGACAGCGGTAGATAGTGACTGGTATCTTACTCATGGAAGTTATTCGAATTTTGACCCTCTTCACGACCCGCATTGGACATGCGCTCACTTAGCAAAAAAGACTAGTGGGATAATGGGAACATCTGGTATCGGCGGCACAGGTTTTGAGAGCGATGAGTGGACTGAAGTAGACTTAGATGCTGGATTATACAGCCAACCGAGATTATTTCAATCTGGGGGTGTTCACACTTGGTTAGAATTACCTGTTATCTTATCCAGTGAGGCAAACTGGGGTGTAAACAAATATCATGGAGAGGCTTTACGGGGCGATCTTGTTTCAGTAATTGCTGTAGCTGTTGGTACTGTAGCCATGGAATATGGTACTGCTGGAATCTTAATGGCAAATGTTTGAGGAATAATATGAGAAAGCAAGGTGAATATATACTTTTTCCGAAACGTGGCATACCCCCACAATGCCCGGAAGGGTATGAAAAAGAAATAAATGACCAATATATTTGTGTACGGATTTTAAAATCTTGTGAATATCGGGAAGTAATAGTGAAAAAGACTTCTTGCTGTAATGGGAATACAGTTCGTTGGAAGTGTAAAAAAACAGGCAAACCTACTACTAGATTGGGGTGTAGGCAATGCAAATTAGTGTAATAGCTTATTTAGCAACTTATGGTAATTCCCCACTTCTGTGTCATGCTCTAAGTCAATTAGGTCATGATGTTGAATTATTGATATGTAAGCATGATATCTATAAGTTCCATGAAGAGTATCCAAATACGAAAATTGTCAAGCAAGTTACTTCAGAAATGATCGAGAAATCAGATTTTATTATATTAGTCGCTTTGCCTGTTTGGCAATTCTTACTAAGCCCAGAAGCCAAAGATATAGTAAAAACTAAGTCCGGAGTGTACATCTTATCCGGTTCGCATACTCTAAGGAATCCAGCAGAAACCCAACAGATTATATTAGAAAGTGGGTTAAAGCTTTTTGTAATGCCAGACTTAATAAAATATCTTGGTAATATAGAATCTCAAATGTATTTGCCCCCAATGAATATTCCTCCAAAAATTAAAAAAACTAAAGGGGGGATAATAATAGGACATTCGCCTGGAAAAAGTACTCGGCTACTTTGGAAAGGAACCCGCTCAATAGAAAGTGCCTTGAATAAAGTTAATGGTAGAAAGATCATAACGAAAATAATTATGGGACTCACCCACCAAGCTGCCATTATCGAAAGGTCAAAATGCCATATCTTTATAGATCAAATCCATAAGCCATCAGTAGTATGCAATGCTTCATATCCTAGATATGTTGGAGGTCTAGGTAAATCAGGACTAGAAGCTATGGCTAGTGGATGTGTAGTAATACATAGTGGTAAGCAATCTTACATCGACCCCAAGTATCCAGCATCAACAGTTATTGCTAATTCAAAGAATTTAGTAGGTGTTTTAAAGAAGACTATTAGTAGCTATACTCCAAGACAGGCTGACGTCTCCAGAAAGTGGGTCATAAATTGGTGTTCACCAAAAAAAGTAGCTACGAGATTATTGGAGCAATAATGAATATTTTACATCTACACAGTACAACGCGCCCGTGGAGTATATCAAATAGGGCTAATAATCTTTCAAAAAGTCTTATAAAATTGGGGCATACTTCTACAGTAATCCCAATAGCCTCTTTAGGTAATAAAATACCACAATCTGATATTATTCATCTACATACTTTGGGGGTAATTCCTAAAGTATACCCAAGGCTTAGTAATCGTCGGTGGATTTTTGAGGTTGTTAGTAAACGAAGCATAAAGCCTTATAGGTTAAATTTTTCTGGTGCAGCAGGTTGCATATTAAAAAATTTACGATTAAAGATAGATTATAAGTGCCCAACATTTTATATACCTAATGGTATTGATCCAAAAGTTTTTAATTCCAAAATTCGTATTGGGTGGGTAGGGAATCAAAAAGAAGCAAATCTTGAATATAAAGGTGTACATCTCATTGAACAGGCTGTAGTATTGTTAAAAGCTAAATATCCAAAAATGGATATCAAATTTGTTTTAGACCCTGGTAAATATCCATTGCATATTTTGTCACATACCGAAGTAGCTAAATTTTATAAAAGTCTAGATGTCTCTATATGTGCTTCAATAGCTGAAGGATGCAGCAATACGGTTCTAGAATCATTAGCTTGTGGTATACCTGTTATCACTGCGCCAGTTGGTATTTATAAAGAATTAGAGCATTTATCTTTTGTGACAGTTTGCAAGCGTACTGTAGATGGAATTTTTGAAGCTTTAGACGGGGTATTAAAACCTAAAATTGATACCCATTTGGGGCTTTTAGAATATACCTGGTTACAAATTGCGAAACAATATGAAGGAGTTTATAATGCCATATTGGGTAATGCTTAGGTCGGCTCAGAAAAAGACTGCTAAGACAACTACTCTAAATACTAAACAGCAGCTAAAAGATATAGATGATATGTGGACGCTTCTTTTTTATAATATGCTAAAAGCCTCTGGGGCCACCGGAACAATTTGGAAAATGGGAAAGGCCGCTAGGATAAGATACGATGATACTTTAGAAGAAATTTGGTCACCAACTATTGAGAAAGCAAATTTAAGAAAACCAAATTTAATTTTCAATCGTGGTGGATATTCAGATTATTCACCATTTTTAGATAAGTACCCAAAGACATTTAAAATCTATTATGGTGCAGGTATGCGCTATGTTCCAAGTAGCAGGGCAGGCTATAATATTGTATATGTGGATAGTCTAAAGCAGGTCGCTAAAGTTAAAGACAAGATACCTAAGTGCCGTGTAGAACTTTTGCATAAACCGACGATAGCAAGTATCTTTAAACCCGTTTTTGTGCCAAAGATTTATGATGCTGTTTGGATGGCGAGTTCTGGAAATGATGCAAAAGGATATAGCTGGCTAACAAGCAAACTTCCTTTTGATTCTAAAATCTTAAGAATTGGCACCCCTGATAATTGGTTCAAGGGTGCTACACATTTAAATGTTGACTTTACAGGCAAGATAGAGCGGAAAGAGATACCCGAATGGGCTTGTAAAGCAAAAATAGGGATTGTATGTGACGATGGGAAATATGATAGTGGCCCAAGAATCTTGAGTGAGTATCTTGCTATGGGGATACCAATTCTTGTGCGAGATACAGTTAGAACGGATTTAAATTTCTTTTGTAATGAGCAGACGGGGCGAATATGTAATGACAAGAACTTCGTTCAAGTCTTCAAGGATATGGTCTCAAACTTTGAAGCATACTCGCCCCGTCCATTTTATGAACAGCATCTTAAGATTGAGGATGTTGCCCGTCAAATGGTAGAATCCATGTAAGCGGTATTTTATCAACTAACTTTGTAATCAAGGCCTTATGCCTAAGAAATCGTTTTGGATCCCGACCACCCGCATTAGACTTTCTACCGACACACTTAGCATATTCTGTATTCTTATTAATACAAGAATCAAAACTAATCATATGAAAGTCTTTAACTCCAAGAGACTTACAAATCTCAATAGCAAACAGCGCAGTTAGACTTTTCTTTATTTTTAATTTTAATTGTGAAGTATTATATGAGTATGTTGGACGATTATTGTAAAGATACTTAATACCTGAAGGTACAATAACACCAGCATTTTTTACTTTATATTTCTTCATATCATAAACCATAAGAAATGTTGGATTTGGAAGACTTAAAGACTCGATTTTAGTTATACTTTCGTTGATTGCTAGAATCGGCGAGCTCTCGTCAGCAAAAGCATCCGCAGTTAGATTATCAAGACTTGGGCCTTTGCCAATGATGTAGGCAGTTTTATTTTTGAAGATACTCTCAAGACTTTCTACCTTATTGTCATCAAGCATCTTAGGAATCCATTTTAATTTGCCTACCCTAGTAAATTGCATGTCGAATAATTTTTCTAAGTTTGCGTCTTTACGAGTTAAGATTATTGTGCCATCTGGTAAATGCCTCACGCCCATTCTAAAAACTCCTTTAAATTTGCGACTAGCTTGGTTGTGTTGGATTACAGCCTTGCCCATTTTATGCCTATCAAATATGCGAACATACTCGGATGGGATGGACTGTATGTCTATATTGTAATTTTCTGACTCCAAGAGACCTTGCAGGATTCTTTGCCGCAATGACCTAAAGTCACGCCATTGTGCCTCGATCCAGTTTTTAAGTAGGCGGTGGATTTCAGGACAATTCCTCAGATACATTGTTCCACCTAGCAGCTGTGTACCATTCAAATAATGGGCTCCAAGATCACATTTGATAGTATCAAAGAGCTTTGGATATTGCATGATTTCGGAATCAGCATCAGTATATACAACGTCTTTGTCTGGAAACCTCTGCATAATGTCGAGTATAAATTCAGGTCGAATCGCAACATTAAGATACCAATGCTTGCGGCTTGGCACTTCTTCAACAATATGCGGTAAATGGAATGTCTCTAAAGAGCCTATAAGCTTGGTTACAACATCTTTGTATTCTGGAGTAAAGTACGAACAGATGATATAATTATTCATCGGTTTCTTCCACCTCTCTAGATTATTTTGCATTCTGGCTATCTCTTGACTCATAGACAGGGGTAAACAATCCATCTGCAGAGGCCGTTAGCTTCTTGATGGCATGTAACTCGATATCATAAGACCAAGTTTTGACATGCTTCTTGCATGTCCCCCACATAATTTGTTTGGGGGTATTTATAGTTTTTAATTGGACAGTTGAATATGGCGATCCGCCAATCCAAGAACCATTCATAATTATCTGGCAATTGGGCGCCACATCCCATGCAGCCACATTGTGAAAGTGCCCACAGAGAGCCAATTTGATTGGTAATTCTAGAGCATTGACCATTTTTAAAACATCTCTACTGCGACCATAGAAGGGAATCCCCATCCACCCTCTAGTTTCATTGCCATGGGAGAGAAGAATATTGTGACCAAACACACTAGCAACAAGAGTCGTAGACATTGATAAGTGAAAAATAACATTAGTAATTCCTTTAGCTTTACAAGTGAGTTCAATAATTTTCCAAAATACGGAGTCCCAATTTGATCGAACATTACCCTCGCCTTTTGAACTTCCTGAACGCCCATGATTTCCCCAAACTTGGTAGATATGGATTTCAGGAAAGACTTGAGCCCAATGAATAAGCGTCTCAGTAAGAGCATACGCCCCATCTATTACTTGGTCGATGAGTGGCCTGTCTATATTGAACTGCTGCCCTTTGAAAATTAATTCGCCTTCAACATCATCACCCGCTGCCCATATATTGAGTCTTGGAATCGGATATGCTTTAGCCTGTAGTGCTGCAATATCTACAACAGCTTTACGAAGTATTTTATTATTATTTAAGAAAGAATTAAAGTCATAGGCATTCTTACCCATAGTTTCAGCAAGAGAGAATTTAGTTCCAATCTGTTCGTCAGAAAGCAAAAGATTAGCATGTTCAAAGTGATCTTTTGTTTCTTTGATTTCTGGAATCTCTATTTTGATAGGCTTTACTTTAGCTAATGCTGCTTCGACAGCCATGACAACCATTTGTTGGAAATTCTTTAGCTTGACATTTTCCTTGACAAGAAGACTATTTTGTTTTGTCAAAGAGTCAAAAAGCTTTGGAGAATTTTGTAGATCATCAATAGCTTCTTTAGAAATATCCCCAGACTGCACTATAGCAGCTAGATTCTCGAAAGTTCTAAATCTACGACGAACAGTAGATGTGCCAATCCCTCCAGCATTATCCCATTCAATATGGGTTGGGATTCTTCCATATTTTTTAAATAAGGTATTAAATTTCTCGATAATTTTTTCATTTGTAACAGTATTTTTACCAGACATATTTAGCCTCCTAAGCTATTAAGCCTTGTTCGAGTAGTTTTTTGTATACAGCTGCAGCTTTAACAGCATCATACAGCGCATAATGTGCTTGAGAAGAATCCCATTCAATATTAAGAGTATTACATATATAATGTAATGAATACTTTTGATGTGGAACTCTCTCAGCATGCATTGCATACCTATCATTAAGATATGCTACAGCAACCATTGTATCTCTAGGAATATAAAAGAATAACTCGTCATATATTTCTTGACCAAGCCAAGCTACCAAGAAATTACGGTCAAACTGAATATAGTTGTGGCCCATAGGCATTATTTTCTTCTGATTTCCAAAATCAGTATATGGAAGGTCTAATTTCTTATACCATTCTTGAAGTAAGTCTTTGACTTTTTCACAATCAAAACCATTCATTAGTACATCAGCAAAACGAGTTTTAGTAATTGCTTTTGGATCAACACGTTCTGGAAATTCAGGGCGTATTTTTACAGAAAATGGTATAATATCTCGACGTACTTCTAGATTGGATGTTAATGGTATAATTGCTACTTCATAAATTTCATGATAACCAGCAATCAGTCCTGTTGTCTCTGTATCTATGGCACACATCTGGTGGCCGTTCCAATGTAGCATTGAGTGTTTCATTTATTCTGCCCCAATTCGCAAGGATTCTAAAGTCTTTAGTACCTCATCATAGTCTATAATTATTGCTCCACTTTCTTCGTCGATAAGGGCAGGAGATGTTAGTATATTATTGAAAGAAGCTACTGTCAATGAGTCTATCTCATCTAGTATCTTTATAACATTTCCATACTTTTCTTTTAAAGGTTTGCATCGAGGACAATCTGGTAAGGCTATCATTTCAAACATTAAATTACTCCTTTACCCAAAGAACTTCTTTATGATTTATACGACTCTCGGCAACATGTTTCAAATGCGACTTATAGTTTCCTTCTGTATAGGCTATACTATCTATAGAACAGAAACTTTCCCATTCGTATCTATTATCCCAGTCTTGATCTTCATATAGTGGATTAGAATATCCTGATACGGCTACAAAGCCTTCAAGATTAAAGATGGTTGCAATAAGAGACTTATGGTCGTTTAAATCCATCATATGCTTGAAGGTTCCACCTGTTGTTTCGATATATGGTGGATCAAGATAAAAGACTGTATCCGATGAATCATAATCTTTGATACAGTCATACCAATCTTGATTCTCAACTTGGACACGCTTGAATCTTTTATGGATAGCCGGAAATAATTTTATATTATTTCGGATTTTACCAGCAGGAGATGATCCTGAAATCGTTGATCGTCCAAAATTACGTCCTATTTGCCCAAAAGAATACTGTGTCATATAGTACCATCTGGCAGCTCGTTCAACATCATCTTCGACATTTTGCCAAGTGTCGTGACAAAATGCCCAATCTTCACGTGAATGTATGGTATTTTTTAGCCAGTCTACCATAGCCTGCATCTTTACTTCGTCGCGCATACAGCGATAGAAAGCAACAACACCCGCATATCTATCATTGAAAACATCCAACTTGCTTGAGTCCCTGGCTAAAAGAACAGCGGCAGAACCACCGAAAGGCTCAACATAGACATTTTTATAGGGGAGGCATGGAAGGATATTCAATACAGAACGCGACTTGCCACCTGGATATCCAAATGCTGCTCTCAAGATGAGTTTCTTTTCCGTTGCATTGGCGTCCAGATTTTCAAGATCATTGAAAATAGACTCAAGATCAGACATTTAAGTTACTCCTTTATCCATAAAACTTCTTTGACAGTACTTCGTTCTGTGCGGCAGATAGATACATTCTGTTTCCATTCTATTCTATCTGTCCAAAAGGTTTCGTCGTCATACAAGGGATGGGCATATCCAGATATGGCAACGAATCCTTTTAGTTTCTTTATTGTTGTAATAATCTTTCTATGAGCCTCTTCAGTATGTAGCCTATTAAATAGGTATCTTGGGTCAGCGCCAAGATATGGCGGATCAAAATAATAAACAGTATCTGGCGAATCATATTCCAATGTACTCTGTAGCCAGTCTCCGCATTCAAAGACGACATTCTGAATACGCTTTGTAACATCGGGAAGTTCTTGTAATCGTTTATCAAGTGTGGTGGAGCATAACGGGGAAGTAGTACTCCGCGAATAGCCCAACCCACCACTTGAAAATGAATATACCATAGAATAAAGAAAACAAGCAGCCTGCTCGATAGGATCAAGATTAGCTTTCATTACTTGGTCATGGCAATATTCAAATTCTTCTCTAGAATTTACTGTTAGCTCTAGACGTTCTATCAATTGATCCAAAATGTCGGGCATCTGAAGCGTTTTGTAAAAGGATATGATACCAAAATGCATATCATTAGCGATTTCAAAATCCGACTTAGTTCGACGTAATAATATCGCGCAAGATCCGCAGAAGGGTTCTACATACGTCTTCCTATAAGGAAGATGCGGTAGAATCTTTGCTGCCATCTTGAGTTTGCCACCAGGATATCCAAATGGCGGTCTAAGAGGCTTTGAATCACCCTCTAATTCATTTAGGATATTTTCAAGATTATTCACTTCGTGCGTACCGAACATGCACCAAGTCTAGGGCAATATATTCTGTCTTTCTTTTCACATTCTTCATGCTTAACAGCTTGCCTCTTTTCATATTCTGACTTTTTTATTAAGTCATTGCCACATTTCGGACATACTAGCTCTTCGACATAGCTTGTATATTTTAGGAATAGACTCCGAAGTCCTGTAGCAAGATTATCTGCTGCTCCATTCGATGGACATTGAACAAGTATCCTCATTTCTCCCTCTATAATTTCTACAGCAGGTATGTTACCAATTAGCACTGTTCCTGAATTTATATTAATTTTATTAGGCATTTTTTTCTTCTACTCCTATAATACTTCCACGTTCAGCCATCTCCATCTTGATTTCTTCAATCAACGACGGATGCAACTTATCCGTTAATGAGAATGGGAGCAATCCGCTAATGACTTTCTCCCGTGTTTCTAGGTAGCAAATCATGTTCCATGCAGCGGCACGGTCGTGCCTTTCGTCGGTCAAGCCGCCCGCGAGTTTGGTTGCATGTCGGAGGGCCGAGTCGATATAGATATAAAGAGGCAGACCTTTCTCCCAATTTCTATCTTCATATTTGACAGCCCCATCGGCGAAGTGGGCGGCCAATTGTTGCAAGCCATAGAATGGCAATAGGTCAAAGCGTCCTTTTCCAGGAGCCATGTCCCGCAACGCTCCGGTATTGGCAACATCAGAACGATCACCAGAATCTGCTAGACCACGAACTTTATTAAAGTAGAAAGTAGCTACGTCCTTTTCTGACATACTTCGGAAGTCCTTTTCTGGAATACAAACCCCCTCAAAGCTAAATGCGCAGGTGTACCCATGGTATCTCCAGTCACTTTTCACGATTGTCTCCTTATTTTAAAGTTTTCCCATTGTTCGTAGGACTCTTTTAATCTTAGTATTAACACATTTTTGTAATAATTTGAAGTTGAGAGTCGGCATCTTATGCTTCTTTACGATGTCCCATATTTCTTCTTGGACGAAGTCATACCACACTATGCCGAGTAGTTGTGGCATAAGACTTGTTGACCAGCCGCCATTTTGGTTCTCAATTTTAGCAAGAACTTTCAAAACAATCTCGTCCGTTAGATGCTCGTCTACAATATTAGCTTCAAGTTCATCATTTCTTTCTTTAGGAGTTTTCTCTATCTTGGGCTGCTTAATAACCATCTTAGCCCATGTTATTCTACCGTAGCGATTCATAAAATCATAGTTTTTAATAACGATGCCTTCACCTATTTCTCCTTCTTGCATTAGCCATACATTTGCATCTCGGCACATTTCTAATTCAGTTATTGATGGGTAGTCTAAAATAGCAACATGTGGGATTGCATAAATTTTAAAAGGATATAGTTCTTCAAAGTATTCTTCATGGCGTAGAAACTTACCGTCTTCCCAAACATCGAAAACATAAAACTTACGCCAAGAAGTTTCATGATATGTGCGCAGCGTATGGGGTACAAGCCACTCACCATATAGCCTGCGATTAGGATATTTAGTTAGATAGTCTTTGATGCCTTCATGCCCATGAATATATTCTGCAAAGCCTTGTAGGCCCTCTTCGCCGAGTTCATGATTTCGAGATCCACAACAGACGATACCGTTATTTAGGTATGCGGAGGCGTTAGCCCCATCGATTTTTGGGAAGATGTGGCATTTGCCGTCAAGAATGCCCTCCACTTCAGATGACCCTATACGTTCGAGATGGATGTATTTCATGAAGTTCACTTGTATTCTCCTAATCAATACTAAATGGTTGATTAACATATTCAGTTGTTGGGGTATATGGAAAAGTAACTAGAGTGCGGCTCTTGGAGTTTGTATAACATGCACCGTTCGGTTCTCGAAATACACGACCATCAATATCGTATGAGCCATTAGCGTCTTTGAATACATTACTGCAACGTTTGTGTTGAAACAGCCCTTTGCCATCAACTTCAATCCACTGGTCGAGTTCGTCGGTAATGGGCGTAAGCGTTTCGTAGGCGGCTACTTTGTTAAACAACTGGCGGCATCTTGACGCAGACATACCAGAGTGCTCTTGTTCGGCAAATACCTTAATCAATTCCATTACTGCCTCGCCGATTGCGCCATCATAGTCAAAGAACCCTGCCAACCTCAACTCTGTTTCTGCAAACTCTATTAAATTACTCATTAATCATTCTCCTTATTTCAGTAGCTCATTAAGAGCGGTCTTTGGGTCTAATCCATATAGTATTCTTGCTTTTGCTATCTTGACATATTCGATCTCCAAATCAATTCCTATAAATCTGAATCCTTCTAGCACCGCCGCCTTGCCCGTCGAGCCACTGCCCATGAACGGGTCGAGGATAACGCCATCGGGCGGTGTGATTAGCTTGCACAGATACCGCATGAGCGCCGTCGGCTTGACTGTTGGATGATCGTTACAGCGTGTGCTTCTTCGCGGATTGCCACTACCGGTTAGGAAATTACCATCATCAATATTACCCTGCATTGAGCCGCTACGTTTTGCCTCGAAGCCGTCTAGCCCCTCGTCCCTATCCTGCTTGCTTGCTTTAGCTTGGTAGAAAAAGCGGGCGGAGTCATTCGAGAATACCTCTGTTACCTCGTCGCTCCCGTCGTGGATGATATTCGCGGGGAAGCGACCTTGATTACCTCTAGATACTGCCTTGAAACCCCATCCTTGCTCATTAGTGTCTAAGGCATGCCCGTCAGAACTTGTGGATAAATCCTCATTATGTTGCACCCTGCACCCGTCAACGTTTATCCCGCCCGTTCCGTGCTGTAGGACATTATTGGCTACTGTGCCGACGATGGGTTTGCGGGCGAGGATTATCGGCTCCCACGCGGGCTTGAGTGCCGTGCCCCAACCCGACCACGACTTCGCCGCATCGGTTGCGGGCGCGGTCAGTCGTCCGGCATTTTCACCGCGCACTTCCATGCCCCCGTCTTTTTCCCTGTCTCTTTTAGATTCACGCCAGTTAGGTGATACCCCTAAATCAATCGGCGTTGCTCCCGCCTGCTTATCAATCGCCTTTGATATGTCCATTGATTTCGGGAATCCGCTACCGTAAAGCCATCCGATGGTGTCGCGTATCTGCCAGCCCGCGTCCTCGATTGCGACGGCGAGCCGGTGGAATGTCCTTGTCCCGCCGAACGCCAGAATGTGTGCGCCCGGCTTCGCAACCCGCAATGCCTCGCGCCAGAACGCCACGCCCGGCACACCATGATCCCAACCCTTGCCCATGAATTCTAAGCCATATGGCGGGTCGGTAACAATGGCATCGACACTATCGGCGGGCATGTCTTTCATCATGTCGAGACAGTTACTGAAGAATAGTGTTACCTTATCGCTTTGATAGTATAGAGTATCAACACCATTCTCTGTACTCAGTAGGTCGTGTAGAGGATTTTCACCCATTATTTAATTCCTTATTTCAATAGGTCAGCTAATGCCGTTTTCTTAACAACATCTATTTTCTTGCATCTTAGCGTTCGTCGGCTATTTTCGATTACCAAATCAATAAATCGATCAACGATGATTTTGCCGTTTACATTGCCTTTAGTTGCTTTTTCAATGATTTCTAGATCCACTAACGAAGAGGCCACATCCCAGAGCGCCGAACAAAGGAAGTGTGGCTCTTCATCATAGCAACCTAGTTTCTGTAGGATTTCTTTAGTGGTCATTAGTATTTGCCTTTACGATGCTGACTGGTGTTGATTGCTTTAGCTTGCGCTAAGGCGTCAGCTTCAGTATTGTGACCGCCACCATCTACAGCAGTTCCAGCTTCATTCTTAGTTATTTTTTCAGAGTCACATTCAATAACTCTCCATTTTTTACCCATCTTTGCTATGCAATTTGGCATTATCTTTTTCCTTAATTACTAACTCGCCATAAGCCCAGAATCCTGCTACCTCAAGAATCCTTAGATTCTTCGTCGGTTGAATGTGGACGCCTAAAAACTTTCCAAGAGGCAATTCTATATATTGGGCGAATCCCTCTTCAAAAGCTATCATCAATTGATCGCGCTCACTAGACGTTAGATTATCGTAGATTTCACGAATCATTCGGGTGCTCCAATAAGGTAGCCATCTTTTATGATATAGCGTGAAGGGGCATCCTCGTCAATTTCTGCGCCCCGCCACATAATATTTCCTATATGCATCTGACCGTCGCAAGACTTGCGCGCTCTAGGAAATTGCGGCGGGAGCTCCTTGCCTACACGGATTTTGCTCCAGTTATGGGCCTCATTTGGGTCTAAATATTCAATGAATCTCTCGTAGAATCGTGCAAAGAGTAGCTCCTGACCCAAAGTATGTGTGCATTTCTCACTAATGAAGACTTCAAGCTCAGTCTGATTTAGCTGTTGCGCGGCCGTCTTGTCGTCAGTCTCCAAACAAGGAATATTAAGACGATCATTGGATTTAGGAATCTCTAATTTAAGCACTGAGCCTAGAAAGTCCGGTGCTTCCTTTTCTAAGAGATCAATCAAGACCCTCTTAGGTATCAATTCCATTGGGTCAAGAGTATCAACATAAGACATAGTGATTCTGGAATCGCCAGAGAATATAGGACATGATTGATAATCGTTGGCACACTGAATAAAATGTAATGTATTAGGAGACTGATGGTATGGGGTTTCGCCCTTTGGGTGGATTAGAAAATCACGGCTCGTCACCCAGTCTTTGATCCGGTTGTATGCCGTCTTATTTTTTCGTAAATCAGTCTCTTCAACGACACCCAAGATAGCACCTGCCAATTCACCATTGAAACCTTGTTGATTCATGAGCGCAGCATCAGCCCGCGCATAGCCCTTCGTTAAGAGTAACGATATAGCCTCATGGAAGATTGATTTGCCACTATTTTGCGGCCCATAAAGAAATAAGAATGGCAAAGGCTCAGTAGGGAATTGTAGTAAAGACGCTATCCAACATTTAAGATAGTCCGAGCCTTTGATTATTCCGTTCGCCTTACACCACCCATTGCTTCTAACAGCATCATCAAGCCCTTTTCCACAATGCTCAAGAATCTTGATCCATGAATTATAATGTAAATCTTCATTCTGTGATGGAACAAATCTAAGTTGAGCTGCTCGACGATTCCACTGTCTATTGCCAGGATATTCTGGTTGAAACGGTTTATTTACTATCTTCCAACAACGAAATATTGAGGAACCTAATACGGCAGTTTGTTCTTTAGGTGTTAATCCTAATGAGCCAAGAGCAACACGGATATGGTTCAAAGGTTCAGCCTGCCATATGAGACCAGATTTTATCATCCAACCACAATCTTCATTAGTCTCCGAGATCAAATGCCTAACTAAATCATCATAATTAGAAACTTCAGGCTCCGAATTGATAGATGTTTGAGCCATGAAGAGTTTTGACCATTTATCTTTTTTCGGGAGCCAACCTTGCATCTCGTCACTGGTATCTTGATCCTTCTTTGTAACGTATGCAATGATACGTCCGTCTTTATGGACTTTTAAATGTGTCTCACGCCCCGATACGAGATTCCCAAAATCAAGCTTAATCCCCATTAACAAAGCAGCTTTGCCAGCTATCTCCGCTGTCTTGAACATGAAGCCGCCTTTTGGGTCTTCGAGACCCTCATAAGATCGGCAGGCTGTGCCAAAGTCGGCTTCTTTATTGAAGTAGCATCGTGTCCATCCTTGACCATCTTGATCCCAAGATCGATGTTCTTCAACACCTTGTGTATAACGCCGAATAGACCACGCGCCTTTACGCATAGGGTGTAGAAAACAGTTCTGTTCATTGAGGTTGGTAGCTGGTGAACTTGTATCAAAGAATCCTTTAAAGCCTAATTTGACGTGCGCCTTCTTAAGATGCACGGTATGGGTAACAAGCATATTATGATCTTGATCCCACCACCATAAAGCATTGGATTCTTTGAGATAATTTATAAGTTTTTTATGTTCGTTATCAAGAGGAACCGTAGGACGTTGACCACACATTTCTTCAAAGGAGTCTTCTTTTCCCGATTCTAAAATCTCTTGAGGTAGATTCTTGCGGCGGGTTCCTGTAATAACTGGAAGATGATCTCGCCAGTTGGGGGAGATTTCACCTAACGAGGAACCAGCCTTCAATATTGTAAAACCTTCTGGGCAGGAAGCTAATTTCCTGTGCCATACCCACATGTTGCCGCCACACATATCGACTTTTGAATTAAAGTCCATACCAGTAAGCGCGGAGAGTTTGCCCAAGATACTGCGGGCAAGGGCTGCATGTTCATTATGATTAGCGGTAGGGATATTATCAAGGAATACGTATATATGAAGACCCGACCCTGATGTTGACTTTCGAATCGTTACCCAATCGATATTTTGTAACGACGACACAATCTTGTCTAATTCTTCATTTGTCAATTTTTTATTTGAAGACGAGGAGGCGTGGCCCATCATTGCATCAAAGTCAAAAGCTACCCACTTACTTACACGATTTTTCCAATCCCATCCTGTCATACCAATTGCTTCGACATGTTCCTCTAGGTCAAAGTTCATTTCACTGTCGGTATATTCTGGCTCCCTATTGGCATTATAAGGAATACGAAAAGATTTCCATGTTGATAATCCGTCTGTCCACCCATGCCACTTCTTTCCCTTATAATCTCCTTCTGTCCTTTCGCCACCATCTTGAGCTACATTGACTTGACATTCCATATCATGGGAATAAAGATTTGCAAGATCAGGTAATGTTTTTGCCTCTAAGAAAAGGATTATAGCTCTAGTTTTTGTAGGCACGATTTTTGTCCTTTGCTTGATGATTTATGAATCATAGACTATGATTTGATTTTGAGAATACGTTGTCAAAATCAAATCAATTTTAAGTGGGATAGTGGGATAAGATAAAGTTCCCGATATAGTATAATATCCGAATGGACATAAATCGTCTAACAAATTCTGTAAACTCTTTTATAGCAACATATTACATTTTACGTTCTTATGTTTTTTAACCATTTGGTGAAAAAAAAAGAAAAGAAAAAAATATACAGTAGTAATTGAGAATGCTCTATCCAGAAGACTGTAAGACCGAAATCAAATCATATTCCTATACCTTATACATGTAACTATTTTAAAATACTTTAGACGAATTATGTTCATTCGGATATTATACTATATCGGCTTTCTGTCGGCGGTAAATGTTGCCGCCGGCGCAGGCAAATGTTGCAAGTGTGATTTGATTTTGATAATGCAACGATTTGCCAAATCAAATAATTTAGTTAGGAGCTTGTAGTATGGCAGATTTGAAAACCTTGAAGATTTCTGAAATCAGAGAGAATCCTGTCGCCCTGCGTAACGTGCAGAAGGATTCTGAGCAGTTTCAGGGTCTTGTAGACTCGATTCGAAAATCGGGTGTGATGAATCCTATTTCAGTTCGTCGGAGTACTGACGAAAAGACTAACGAAAAGTTCTACGAGCTTATCGATGGTTTGCATCGTTTTGCAGGAGCCAGAGAAGCGGGACTCACCGAGATTCCCGTAATCATTCTCTCGATGAACGAAGATCAGCTTCTCGAAGCGCAAATTATGACCAATATTCACAAGATTGAAACAAAGCCTTGCGAGTATTCGGCACAACTTCGTAGGATTCTTGGACGCAATCCATTGATGACGGAATCAGAACTTGCTGAGAAATTGGCGAAGTCTGCAACGTGGATTAAGGATCGCCTTAGTATCAATAAGATTGCTGATAAGAAAACTGGCGAGCTTATTGATGAAGGTCGTATTTGTCTTGTCAATGCTTATGCGTTGGCGAAACTTCCGCCCAATGAGCAAGCTGATTTCCTAGAGCGTGCAATGACCCTTCCGCCTGGAGAATTTGCGGCGGCTGCTAATGCTCGCCTCAAAGAGCTTCGTGAAGCGGCTCGCAAGGGTAAAGATGCAACTCCCGCTGAATTTCAGCCTGCTGCATTTATGCAGAAGATTAAGGCCATTAAGGATGAGATGGAAGCCTCAAAAGTTGGCGGCGGCCTGATTAAGAAAGTCGGTGCAAAGTCGGCAGTCGATGGTTGGAATCTTGCTCTTCGTTGGGTTATGCATGTTGACCCGATGAGCGTTGAAGCTCAAAAAGCAAAGCATGATGCGCAGATGGCTGAAAAAGCAGAAGCCGCCAAGCGTCGTGAGATCAAGAAAGCTGAAGCTAAAAAGGCAAAAGCGGAAAAGGAAGCTAAAGAAGCCGCAGTCATTGCCGATGAGGTTAAGGCTAATTTCGAGAAGAAGTAATTCTATATCAAAGACATACAAGCTAGGGGCGGGTGACATGAACCCGCCCCCTATTTTACATTACTTTAGGAGAACCTTGAACATGACCTTTAAATCTATCTTTTCTGATGATGAAAATCTTTTACCTTCACTTCCTGAAGATGCCCCTTTAGACAAATATTCCAATGAGGATTTGACAAATCTTGCCAAGTCAGGTGACTATCTTCCAAGACTCCAACTAATGACTTCTAATTCTAAGCCTTGTAAAGATGGAAAGTTTCCGATAAATCATTATGCTTGCATCGAAGGTTCTGAACATTTGGACTTAGGGGAAGAAGTAGATGTTCTAGTAGTTACTTGGCGGCCAAAAGCTCTTGAAATGGGTAAGGATGCAGTAATTTCTAATTATGACCAAGAGAGTGCTACATTCAAAACTATACAGGACAAATCACTTATAGATAATAGTGGGTGCATGTATGGCCCAGAGTTTTTTGTTTGGATTCCAGCAATCAAGAAATGGGCTGGATATTTCATGGGTTCTAAGACTGCTCGAAATGAAGCTAAGAGCGTGTCCGCTAGACTCAAGAAAGCCGCCACATTAGGTAGCCGAAAGATCGAAGGTAGTAAGCATACTTGGTACGGCCCCTTTGTTACAGCTTGTACTACTCCTTTCGAGTTGCCAGACCAAGAAGATCTTATTGAGCAAGTAAAAAAATTCAATAATCCGCCAGCCCCTACGGCGGAACTTGCTGATAAGCCAGATGAAGATGCCCGTAGCAGGTAACTATTTAGAGAATCGGGTATGAGTCACACCATACCCGATTCTCCCTTTATTTAAGAGGGTCTAATGGAAATTTTCGCTTTAGCGACGACCAATGTGCATTGGGAAACCTTCATAAAGACATGTCAAGAGTCTCTTGGCTTCTCACCCACACGGGGTATAGATAAACATAACATTAATCCAAAAGAAGCTAAAGCCTATGTCGCAAGCCTAGATTTGAGAAATCAGCCATTAGAATGCTTGCGGACGGAGTTGAATCCAGTTTTTAAACATGTTCACCTTTCGTTCGTTGGCGATTTGGAAGATGACTTAGTTACACAGATACGCGGAGTAGATATTCTAGTTGTTTCATCGTCTAAGAAAACATCATATACAATAATGACCGCAAGTATTTTTTACTGGTATATTTTTATTATTGTATCATTAACAATGCCAAATACAAGTAAGGAACTTAGACTCTTAGCCGATAATATTATATGCAAGCTTGAGACTGCAGGATTTCGCGATCTATTTAATAATTATACGAAACACGATTTACAAGATGGTACTTTTGAATTGGAGAAGTCATAATGGATATCAAATTACGTATTGGGAGATATATGATACCTGTTACAATAACCGAACAAGGCTCTCGCCTCTTTGTCCAATTCAGATATAATAAATCTTTGCTTGGGGAAATCAAGTCAATGGAAGGAGCCAAGTGGCATGGCTTTGAAAGTCCACCTAAAAAAGTATGGTCGATAGCTAATTCTTTTAGGAATCAGTTTCAACTCAAATTTTTAATGGGCGAAAATCCTTATGCCCATTTCGATAAAGATTTGAGTGACAAAACTTGGGAAACGATTAGGCCATTATATGCTCATCAGAAGCATATGGCTATCTTCGGATACCATAGACATTATTGTATTTTAGCCTGTGAAATGGGAACGGGCAAGACACTAGCTGCAATAGAGATACTGGAAAAAGCGGGTATGAAAAATTCAAGTGATGTGTGGTATGCTGGCCCGCGAGCAGGTGTTGTTGCGGTTAATCGAGAATTGCTTAAATGGGATTGTAAAATCAGACCACGTATGTTGACTTACGAAGGGCTTGTTGGGGTTATGAAAAATTGGCAACCAGGAGTTCCGGCTCCAAAAATGGTTATCTTCGATGAAAGTAGCAAGATAAAAACACCTACTGCCCAACGGTCACAAGCAGCTAAGAAACTTGCTGATAGTATCAGAGAAGAATATGGCGAAAATGGATATGTGATTCTGATGTCAGGAACACCTGCACCCAAAGAACCAACAGACTGGTGGCATGCTTGTGAGGTTGCTTACCCTGGATTTATTAAAGAAGGGCATCCAGCAAAATTCAAAGCTCGCCTATCTTTGGTTGAGCAAAGGGAATCAATAACAGGTGGCGTTTATCCGCATTTAATTACGTGGCTTGATGATGAAAATAAATGCGCAAAATGTGGGAAACTTGACTACGAGAATCCTGACCATAGACTAAACATTATGGAGTCTGGTCACAAGTTTCTTAAGTCAAAGAATGAAGTCCAATTTCTTTATGAAAGAATGAAAGGACTTGTTATTGTTTTATTCAAAAAGGATTGTTTAGATTTGCCCGACAAGCGTTATGAGATTGTAAAAATCAAACCTACAGTTGAAACATTGAGAACGGCAAAATTAATTGCTAAGGTTGCCCCCAGAGCAATAACGGCACTAATGCTTTTACGGGAACTAAGTGATGGCTTTCAATATTCGCAGGAGAAAATTGATGAAAAAGATTGTATCTGTGCTGGTGGGAATCCCGAATGTGATATGTGTGGTGGATCTGGAAAAATTGCCATATATGAACGTATCACAACTATTGTTGAGTCGCCTAAAGACCAGTATTTTATCGACGACCTCGACCAGCACGAAGATATTGGACGATATGTTGTTTGGGGCGGTTTCGAGGGGACGATAGACAGGCTAGTTACTATTGCCCATAAACAGGGGTGGGCTGTATTACGCATAGATGGTCGTGGCTATTTAGGTGAAATGGCCACTGGTGAAAAAATAGATTCAGATATATTCCTCAATGCAATGGATAGATCTCATAAAGATTTTAAAAATCTTTTAGAACAATATCCTAAAATTTGTATAGTTGGAAATGCTGGCGCTGGCGGTATGGCAAATACTTTTACAGCAGCCCCAACGATGTTATTTTATTCAAATACATTTAACGGTGAGCATCGTATGCAAGCTGAAGATAGATGCCATCGAATAGGCATGGATACTAATAAAGGTCTAGTAATTAAAGACTTAATACACTTGCCAACAGATACTTTAATTCTTAAAAATTTGAAGCAAAAGAAAAAGTTACAGGCATTATCTATGGGTGAGCTTGCAGAAGCTCTTGATAAAAAGGAGACAGAAGATGAAAGTTATTGAAGTCCCACTTAATGAAATTGATGCCGATTCTGAATTTAATTGTAGGGGTGCAATTACACCTATTGATGTTATTGATTTGGCTAAAGATATTGAGAAGAATGGTTTGATACAGCCTGTAACAGTATGCTTGTTCAATGCTGTTGAGCAAGAAAGAACAGGGCTAAAGTGGAAACTTCTTGTTGGTTTTAGACGTTATTATGCTCATCAGGTTTTAAAGAAATTAACAATACACGCTACAATCCATGAACATATGGATGAAGTATCTGCAAGAATGTTCAATCTCGCAGAAAATCTTCAACGCAAAGATCTCAACATTGTTCAGGAAGCAAAAGCAATAAAGAAGCTAAAGGATTTAGGAATCAAACAAGAAGAATGCGCTGAGAAACTTGGAACATCTCGTGGTTGGGTTCAAGTTAGGTTTATGCTTCTTGAGCTTCCAGAAGAAGTTCAGGCTGAATTTGCAATTGGTGCAATTGTGCAAGGGGGTGTTCGAGAACTTTATACTGTATTAAATAACTTCGGTAAAGAGGCTTGTTTCTCGGCCGCAAAGAAACTTAAAGACGGTAAAGCTCGTGGGATTCCTGCTACTGTATCCCCAACAAAGATGAAGGGGACGGCAAAGTATCATAGGAAACGACAGGAAATCTTTAAGATGATTGAGCATATCATAAAGCATACTAGCCCAAGTCTTATGACACGCGCATTAGCTTGGTGCGCTGGTGAAATTACTAACGATGAATTTGAAAGTGATATTCTATTAGAGTATCCTAGTTACGTAGTTAAAGATTGGACAAGGATTTCCGATGAGTAATAGAGCAAGCAACCACTAATTTAAAGAGTGGCTGTGACGACAGGTCTGTAAAAGTCCGACAGAGCTTGTACTAGATGCGAAGTTAGGATAGGTGCTAAAGTCACCACCAATCCAATTTCACGGGCCCCGATTGGGCAGGTGAGACACCTGCTCCTCTTCGCATTTATAGGGTAGATAGTTTAACTGGTAGAACCTCGGTTTCCAAAACCGAAGATGGGGGTTCGATTCCTTCTCTGCCCGCCATGACAGTGGAGTAGCTCAGTTTGGTGGAGCATCTGCTTTGGGAGCAGAGGGTCGCAGGTTCGAATCCTGTCTCCGCTACCATAGGGCGGTAGCTTAAAGGTTAAAGCGCCAGATTGTCGATCTGGAGATTGCGGGTTCGAGTCCCGCCCGCTCCGCCGACGTGGCGGTCGTTTAATACGTGAAAGACTTATGTGACCAAGGCATCTTTACTAGTGATTTGCGCAATCGCATAAAAGACAGTAAAACCTGTCCCGTCACGAATGCTCAGTAGTGTAGTGGTAGCACCCCAGACTTTGATTCTGGTAACTAAGGTTCGAGTCCTTGCTGAGCAACCACCTATAGCGGTGTGGGCGCAGTAGGCGCACCCAAAAAGGCCGGCATCTTGGTAGGCGCCGGATCAGGTAAACAACTGCTGCATAGGATAGGAGAATTGAGATGCCTAGACGCGATGGAACGGGGCCGGCAGGTAAAGGTGCAAAGACCGGTGGACAGAGAGGAAAATGTCCAGGAGCAAAACCTGGACCTAGACCGAAGAGCGGTGTAGGAAAAGGCAAAGGAAGCGGGCGTGGGCGGTAATTGATTGAAAAATCAATAATACAAGGTAGGTCATAACATTTAGCCCAAAGAATGCGGCCTACTGGGACAACAAGAGTACACGCTTGTTGTCCCATTATTAACAAGTGGCAGACACAAACCATAAGAACTCCACTTGTTGGGCGGCGTAGAGACAACACTGCGCCACCTACTAAATATTAGGAGAACGAAAAGATATGTTTTTCCTGGACTCGGAGACTTGTGGATTTCACGGTTTGGCAGTCTTACTACAGTGGGCTGAGGATGAAGGAGAAATCAACCTTCACTCCATTTGGCATGAACCAATCCAAGATACTCTTGAACTCATTGAACGTTTTTGTGATTCCACAATCTGTGGCTTCAATTTGACTTTTGATATGTTTCATCTTTGTAAAATTTACACAACATTCTATCAGGCTCCTAATAAGAAATATTGCCCATTAGATTACACAATGGATGAAATCGTTGAATGGGAGGACTCCGCAAGATTTGTGGATCTTTGCCTCAAGCCGCAGGCAGCTGTAGACCTGATGTTAGTCGCGAGGAAGGGGCCGTATCAAAGCACGATGAAGCGAAAGGATTTAAGAATCCGTAAAGTCCCAACAGCATTGGCTTGGCGGCTTCGAGATGAATTAGATAGCCGGATACCTCTCAAGGATATCTATTTTACAAGAGCAAAAAATCGGCACGAAAGATGGCAGGTGCAGGATATCGCGGATGATTTTGGTGACATCAACCCTTCTCTGAAAGACTTAGTATTAAAGTTTTCACCATCATCGGCTCTCAAAGCATTGGCTGTAGATGCCGGTGTTGCGCGGGAGCATAGACTTATGTATGGGGATATAGCATTACCAACTGCAGCAATGCCATTTGAATTTGGATATGCCCCATATGCTAATGCTATCAAAAAAGCCAAAGAAATCTGGAAAGGGACAAAGAAGATTCGCGAAATCACAAATAACGGTTGGCCGGAGATGATACATATGCACATTCAACACTGGGCATTTAATACCCTTGCTAGGGAATATGCTTCTGACGACGTAGCAGATACAAGAGCTTTGTATCATTTCTTTGAAGACCCACAACCAGATAATGACAGTAATATTGCTTGCGCAGTAGGTGCATCGAGATGGGCTGGATTTGCTGTTGATACTGATGGTATCGAAAAACTTCGCCAAGAAAAGAAGAAACAGATTCAAGAAATCAAATTTAACTTCAATGCGCCACAGGTGTGTAAGAAGTATATCATGGAAGTCATGACACCAATAGAAAAACTTAGCCTAAAATACAACGATAAAACAAGCACCAAAGCATCTATCCTTGAAGCCATATCCAAATGGCGAGCTGAAGTAATATGTGACAAATGTGAAGGTGAAGGTTGCGACCAGTGTGGTGGTGAAGGGGTATTACCAACAGGCGACCCGCACCCTGCAGCTAGTAGAGCTCAAGAGATTTTAAAAGCTCGGCGAGCAAAGAAGGAACTAGAAATTTACGAAAAGCTTCTAATAGCTGGCCGCCTGCAGCCTGATTTTGTAATCGTAGGAACACGATCTAATCGTAAAGCAGGAACAGGTGGGCTTAATCCACAGGGCATCAATAAAGCAAAGTATGTTAGAAATAAATTTCCACTTGCAGATGGTGGTATGGTCTTATGTGGTGGTGACTTTGATGCTTTTGAAATTACATTAGCAGATGCCGCATATAATGATGAAACATTACGTAAAGAATTAATGGAAGTTAAAACCTGCCACAAATGTGGCGGGAAGGGTTGTCCTAAATGCAAAGGAACTGGGAAAGTCCGAGCATCCTTTCACGGGATTTTAGGATCATTCTTCTTCGCACCAATGACTTATGAAGAAATCCTAGCAACAGATGGCCTTCCTGGCGATAAAGATATTTACAAGAAGTCCAAAGGGTGTACATTTTTAATTTTATATGGCGGTGATGATAAAGCGCTTGTAATTCGTTTAGGAATACCTGCTGATAAAGCAACGGAAGGCTATAATAATTTCGTATTAATGCACCCACAATGGGGCGCTGAGCGAAAGAAAATTTTTGATGAGTTTTGTTCAATGCGTCAACCAAATGGTATAGGAACAAAAGTAGAATGGCACGAACCTGCTGAGTATATTGAGTCAATGCTTGGCTTTAAGAGATATTTTACTCTTGAAAATAGTATTGTTAAAGCCCTTTTTGATATGGCTGAACAACCGCCTAAAGAATGGAAAGAGATACGGTATAAGATAGTACGGAGAGATAGGGAACAAACAGCACATGGAGCGTTACGATCTGCAATACTGGGCGCAGCATTTCAGATTCAAGCTGCAAATATGCGGGCGGCAGCAAATCATGTAATACAATCAACAGGAGCAGAATTAGTAAAGGAATTAGAGATGCGCCTACTAGCATTGCAGCCTGCAGGGGTCAATAGGTGGAGGATAAAATTATTGAATGAGCACGATGAATTAGAAGTTTGTACATTACCCTCTTTAATACCAGAAGTTTCTGATGTTGTTAGAGATTTCGTCACTGAGCATAAAAAAACTGTGCCCCTACTGGGCATAACTTGGAAGGAGTCTATGAATACATGGGCAGACAAGTAAAGTCTCTTGAAGAAGTTAGAATAGATTTGCACAATCAAATTCTTGAATTAAGGAGTATTGAAGGTTTTATAAATAGGCAGGCTTTTGAGCAAGTTTGGAATGAATCTACTGATGAATCTAAAGAAGCGGCATTATTATATATTGGGGTGTGTGATAAAGGCTCATTACAAGACTGGGTAAAAAAGCATCCATCTAAGGATATTGGTGAATTACCTGTAAGTAGATTAAAACAAATTGCTGCAAAAATGCGTATTGTCGGTTATTCACGTATGTCAAAACGTGATTTAGTTTCAACTATAACAAAAGGAGCCAAGAAATGAGGAGCAAGAAGTATTATTGTGAGAAGATTGAAAAGATCACTCATGAGCATCAGATAACTGCAAAACGTGCTGATTTGGAACTATATTGCCCAGATAAAATGAACACCTTAAAAGCAGAAATATTGCATGATGCCTATATGTGGCTTAAAGATAGGGCTTTAGCATCATTGAATGACTATGCAAAGATTCGAAGACTATGTTCCGAAGATGTTTGGGAATTTTACGAATCAATGGGAGACTGTGAAGATTTAGCCGAAGTTCAATTACTCAAAAGAGCTAGGATTAACCTCAAGAAAGTTATTACTAATAAATTTCGTCCGGTATTATTTAAGAAAAGGAAGATAAATGAAGTGCTCCGAAAAAATGAAAAACGACATAAAGCATCTGCAGGAAATTATAAAGCACATGGCAATACTTCTGCAACTTCAAAGTCGGATTCTTGAAATCTTAAAACAAAAAGGATACTATAATGAAAACGATCTCCGCTACTTCAATAGCGAAAACATTAAATCAGGCCAAGTTCAATCCAAAAAAGAGTAAGTCTTTGAGGATTATTGTTGACGTTGGTAATTACAATTATTATCTTACTCAAGCTCAAGTATTGATTGAAGACGCTAAAAAGGGGCAAGCAAAACCAACTATCCTCAAAGCAATACAAATGCTTACTTTAGCTATACTTGTTTTTGAAGAAAAGGAATAATAAATGGATCCATTCAGCCCTAAACGAACAAAGAAAGGTGGGCCAGAATCAAAGATTCAGTCTTCTATTCTTGCAAAACTACGGACGAATGGCTGGTATGCTATCGTGACACATGGAAACATGTTTCAATCTGGGCTACCAGATATTTTTGCTTGCCATTCAAAATATGGACAACGTTGGATAGAAGTCAAAGACCCAAAAAGAAAAGGTGATGTTTTTACATCAGCCCAACATGAAGTATTTCCGAAACTATGTGCCAACGGTTCGGGAGTCTGGGTATTAGTTGGTTCGATAAACTCAGAATACGAAAAACTATTTACACGCCCCAATTGGGCATGGTATTTGGAGGCTTTGAGATGAAGCAAATTGGTGTTTATATGGATATATCGAATCTTTATTATTGTGTAAAGCAGAAGTATGAAGGTAGAAAATTAGACTATAGTAAATTTCTTCAGCATATAAAAGATCTAGGAAATCTTGTTAAGGCAGTAGCTTATGGTATCCAGATGAAAAATGAAGCAAGTCCATTTATCAGGTCATTGCAGAAACAAAATATAGAAACAAAATATAAAGGGCCACGAGAAGATTGGTCAGTAGGTATTGTAATCGATATCATAGATGATTTAGAAAATCATCGAGTAGACACTGTATTTATTGCATCATCTAATCGCGACCTTGCCCCATTTATCAATCATATGCGGTCAAAGAATATTGATATCATTATCTTTGCTGCTGGTATCTCAAATGAGCTAAAAACACTATGTCAAACAATTGAGATTCCAGAATCTCTTTTAGAGGATACCAAAGATGGAGAATCTAAAGAATGAATTTACAAACTATGGACGGACCATTTTGTATGGTATATTCGTTTGCAATGGCAATGAATATATCAGCAGAAAGTCTAATCCAAGAAATCGGTCATGATGGCACAGAAATTGTTTGGCCCGAGTTAGTTGGAAATGCCAGATTCCGCGGGCATCATATCGATGAAATGGTAGATGTATGTTTGAATCATGAGTTAGCCCCAGTAGGTATAATCTGTATACCAAAAACCCGCCCATGGTCTGATAATGATGTCAAACCTATTCAAAGTCTTCCCGAGCAAAGATTCTGGAATCATATATATAAGTCAAAGGCATCAGTGATAGTTGGGGAACTATTCACTGGGGCTGGGCATGCTGTTGCTTGTGATGGTATTTATATATATGACCCACGAGGTATGAAATACCCATTAACATCCTATAATTCGATCTTTAAATCAGCAGAAGATGCTTGGTTAATCATTAAAATTGATTCTGAAAATCATTGAAATGAAATCATCTTTTCGGATTATTGGAATCATAAAATCATTTTATTCCTCAAATACAGTTGACTTTCCGCGAGCCGTCGGATATACTGTATATAGGTAATGTGCGCGGACACTGTTGACATCAGAGCGCACAATTTGATTTTATGATTTCAATAATAGACGTTAGTGATTTTAAGATCATCTGAAAGGATTGGGCAAATGGACAAGGAAGTCTATGATTTGCTCAATCCTATAGTCTCATATTGAAAAAGGAGATGATTGAATGAGTTAGCCAAAATGCTGGAAGTTATCCAGCAGGTTGTGGTGAAGAGCTGGAAAAAGTAGCATCTCATCTTAACATGGAGAACGACAATGCTTGAAGCAGGAGACTTGGTAAGAGTTAACGTTACCAGAGATAGTGAGCATATGGACGAAGAGCTGTGGAAAGTTATTTTGAGAGCTGATTTTGTCGGATTGATTTCAGAAATATTTAAAAATCGACAGTGTCCATACGCTGTCTTATTCGAAGATGCCTACGAAGGCGACGTGACTATTTTCTTTTCAGCGGATGACATCGAAGCATATTAAATATACTCCATCCTTGTCAGTATGCTAGACAACATGTAGTCCAGCATACTGACAAGGAGAAACTGCATCCTATTTGAAGTAGTCCGGTCATTAAAGAAGGTATGGCTCTGGGTTACTCAAACCTTTTCGAGGTGAGGCAAAGTGACTTTGATAATGGACAAGGAAGTCTATAAATTAGCTCGTCGCTCGGCACTTTGGGCACGTTCAAGATTCAAAAATCAAGATGTTGATGATCTTGAAAATGAAGCTTTAATGGTTTCTGTAGAATATTTATCAAGATATCCTGACGCCAATCCTTTCACACTACGAAAAACAGTCTATGGACACTTACGCAAGTATTGTGTAGAAAATAGACTTATTCGCGTTCCAAATTCTACTATCCACGATCATGACTTTAGCCTAATGGTCTATTGTCGATCTTTGAATCATTCTGGGGATGATAATAATTCTACAGATAGTGCTGAACCTTCCGTTGAAGATGTCAATGTATTTGGCGTGTCTGATATTATCAAAATGTATAAGATTTCAGAGGTCGAACTTGCCATCTTAAATTTGCGTATTGCTGGATACTCTTTTGATGAAATAGCACAAAAACTTGGTATGGGCGCATCAACAGCAAAGTGGCATATTACCAATGTGAAAGAAAGGGCTGGTGGTCAATGAGATGCTGTGACTGCAAACAAGAAATTGTAGGGGATGTATACAAACATCCATATTTCAAACGATCTGCCTGTGTGTTGTGTGCTGGTAGAGTGTGTGTTAGGTGCGGCTTGGGAGTCCATGTCTCCCAAGTCGCGCTTATTAATAACCAGCCGTTTTGTCTCAAATGCGCAAAGGAGATAAACAATGAAAGTATGGAGCGATCGTGAAATCAAAGCTATCCGTAAAGCAATGATAATGGCACACAACGACGCAAAGAAACGGAGACCAAAATGCCGGCCTCAGCAGAACTTGCTCAAGTTTTCATAAATAATGCGGCTCCGCATCTTGGATTTCTTACAAGAAAATGGCAAGATGAATATGACTTTGGCGGACTCGACGATGAATACAAAGAAGCCATTGAGTTATTGGCCCCGCCATTTGTCGAAGATATCAAAATGCTGGAAACAGGAGAACAGCTATGCGGAGAAAAGTTTGGGTTTGATTTTCGAATCGGTCAGAAGTGGTTTCGATATAACATGTCATATTGAGGTAATTGACAATGGATATTGAAGAGATTGTTGACAAGGTTAAAAATAAACACTACGAAGATGATGCAGACTTGAGAGATGATCTTGCAAATTTTGTGAATATCGAGCGTTTTGGCGCTTATGACATTGGATATACAAGTGGTCGTGATTCCGTCAATTTTGTTGCAGATATCGAATCAAAAAATACTATCCTGCTTTTAGAGAGCTTCTGCGAAAAGAATCACATCGCCCTGCCTTTTAGTAGCAACTTCGATGAGGGACGAGCTCAAGTGATTTGTTCAATCCTACAGGGATATTTTGAGAAAGGGTAGACAGATGAGAGTAGAACGTGGTACCTTGGGCATTGATCCTTTGGATGGCTACTATATTCCAAAAGTTGGAGACACCGTGTATGATATTTTTGATGAGGAGCTTGTTGGGCTTATCGACATCATCATAACGCAAGAAAGCTCTTGTGGCGCTTGCGGCGACCCTGTCTTTATCGCAAGGGTGGTGTGCAACTGCGACAGGACAGCTGTTCACAGTCCTGGAGACTATGTAATCCTTGTTGGTTACGGAGTCGAAGGACTAATCTTGGAGAAATGACAATGCTGACAATTGATGAAACCAAAGAACTGCATCGTATTTTCAAAAAGAGCTTGTCATACTCTGCGATAGTAATGGTGCACTATGGCGTAGAGAAGGCGCTAGAGCATGTTCCATATATGATTGACCTAACAGAAGAGCAGGCAAGAAATCTTTCTAGCGAACTCAAGGCAATTCGTCAAATACTACAAACTGCAGGAGAATGATGATGTGCAGGTCAGCAAGTTTTATCGTAACTCGTAATGGCGTCTTTTGGGACAAGAACGGCGACAGTCATGAGGATATTATCAGCGAACGCGCGCTCAACGATTCGTTGCACGGCGGCGACTTCGTGCGGTGCGAAATCGTGCCGCCAGATAACGATTACTCGCTCCCCCTCAAGCAATGGGTGTTTACCCTCGGCCAAACCGTTACGCCCGAATGGTGGAACGCGAGGTGGGGCGAGAGAGAGTGCCGCAAGGCATTGACGGTTTGGGCGAAATACCACCTCATCAAACGTGGCAGGGGAACATGCAAACAGGGGCAGACGCGGATGGCTATTGGCAAAGCACATATCACCGTGAGCGGCGGCACGGCGCGGTTCTACGGCGCCAGCACCGGCACCATGAGCGGCGGCTTCGCGCATTTCTACGACACCAGCACCGGCACCGTGAGCGGCGGCATAGCATTGTTCCATGACACCAGCACCGGCACCGTGAGCGGCGACAGCATGGCGCAGTTTCACGACACCAGCACCGGCACCGTGAGCGGCGGCGTGGCGCGGTTCTACGACACCAGCACCGGCACCGTGAGCGGCGGCTACGCGCGGTTCTACGGCTCTAGCACCGGCACCGTGAGCGGCGGCTTCGCGCGATTCCGCGACACCAGCACCGGCACCGTGAACAGCGGCTTCGCGCATTTCTTCGACACCAGCACCGGCATCGTGAACAGCGGCTTCGCGTATTTCTACGGCACCAGCACCGGCGCCGTGAGCGGCGGCGTGGCGCGGTTCTGCGGCTCCAGCAAGCATTTATCATAAAGGACGAAATCTTTCTAGCGAACTCAAGGCAATTCGTCAAATACTACAAACTGCAGGAGAATGACAATGCTTAAAGACGACAAAGACGGAATTTGGGAAGCAGAACTCGGGGAAAAAGTGGATGAAATCTGGTCAGGAGTTGATACAACTTTTCGGAGCACTTCATTATCGTATAAAGTGGCAATTAACCAAACGGTAAGACTGCTGAAAGAAGTATGGAGAGAAGGTCACGATGAAGCTAGGCGAAAGATGGAAAACTATCTTAAGAGTGATTTATCAATCACCTAAATAAGGAGAGTGACAATGTTTGAAGGCGACATGGTAAAAGTTAAAGTATCCAAAGACGCCGAGCATATATCAGAAGGTAGATGGAAGACTATCTCGGAAGCCAATTTCCTCGGAACGATTGTATTAGTTCTTGAACACACCGAGTATCCATATGCTGTCTCATTCGAGGACTCTGATGGAAACGAAAATACTATCAATTTCACAGCGGCTGAAATCGAACTGTATCATACACCGACAACAGAATTCAACGGGGTATTAGAAGTAGACTCCGAACGTGGGGTGATTCTTTTTCACCTTTCAGACCAGAAAGATATAGACTCTTTGCAGGTTATAACTTTCCTGCGAATTGCTAACTTGCCTGTTCCATTCCCAACCGACAAAAAAAGCGTGTTGGACATCATGCATATGGTCAGCTGTAATTGGGGAACTTAGAGTAATAAATAGGAGTATATATTGAGTAGCTTAAAGACAAACTGGGAATTCAAATGACTTTCTGCGGTATCTGTAAACATCGCGTAAAGAAATTTCTTACAAATCCTTGCAAACTATGTGGAGCTCCCGTTTGCGGGGTGTTGGGGGGAAAATGAACTGAAGCAAATTTGTAAGAATTGTGTAAAATCTGATTGAAGAAATCAAATTTTGGAGAATGTTAATGTTCAAGTGTGGTGCTTGTAAGCAATTTGCAAAGAAACCCAATATGCTTGTTAGGATAATACGCCGAGTCAAGTATTATCATGGCAGTAAAGTATCAAACGGCTTTGAAACTATCAAAGAAGAAAAGTTATGTGACAGCTGTTTCAAATTTTTAAAGGCTGTTGACGTAACTATATCCCCAAATATTAGGAGAATAACCGTTGAAGACCACCGTAATGTGTCTAAGATGCAGAAAAGACTTCGAGAGCAAAGATCCGAGGCATAATAGGATATGTAAAAAATGTCAAAGAAAAGGAATAATCTACAGTATAAGGGATGAAGGTTTAAGAGTAAAACTTCCCAAGAAGCAACATCCATTACGTGATGATGCTGACTGGAGAAATGAATGAGGATGGAAAATACTCTTGGACAAATAATTACTCTTAAGGATGTAACAAATGAAACCTTAAAAATAACTATAAGAGAAGAAGCAGTTAAAGGGCATTTTCGAGTTATAGGCTATTTTAATATGTCTGGATCTAAAATTTGGACATGGCACCATATTCACGAATGGTTACGATTGCCGGAATCAACATTAAGTGAATTAGCGATCATTTGTTATGAATTGAATCTTATAACAAAAGGAAAACAAATATGACAAAATTCGACGAACCAGAAGTTTTAAGAGAGTTCCAAGAGGTTTTTAAAGCTTATTCCCCAACACCAGAGGAAATGATGTGGCTGATTAAGCTAATCAAGCATATTCGTGGACGTTGTAGAAGTAATGTTGCTCTTTATTCCTATCTACGTAGAAATTTCCCAGCTCTCTATTTCATGATAGATGATAATGACCAGCTAAAGATCGGATACAGGACGTCCGAAGATAGTGAATTAAATGGCATTCCTTGAAGAAATAAAATATACTCTTTTAACCTATCCAACTAATGTATTAGTATCCAATACTATAATAGGTATTGGGTATCTATGGATAGGTGACTCTTTTACTGAAGATGAAATAGAGAAAAGAGCTGAAACATTTGCTTCAGTGCTTATCAGTATTGACTCATATTGGACTGCATTTATAGTGAATAGGATTTCAAAAATCAAGAATATAGAAGATGCTCTCAAATTACTTGACTATGAAAATCCTGTCTGTAGGCTCTTGATTGAATCCTATCAAAAAGAGGAAATATTGTGATTTATACTAAAGAACAGGTATCATGTATACTACGAAGTAATACTCCAATATGGTCAATAAAAAAGATCACTCATTTGGTTGATCTTTTCTTCTTTATGATTCAAGAAACAGATGAAGTTGCAAGAGAAGAAACTATCAAACAACTAAAGGAGCCAAAGAATGGCAAAGCGTGAATTTGTAATGCTTGCACAAAAATATAATCCGACTAAGTGTTGGGTTACAGACTGGTATATGTCCGAGAAACTCGATGGTGAACGCTGTTTTTGGGATGGCGGAATTTCAAGAGGGATTCCTAAATTAAAAGTCCCGTGGGCAAATATTACGAAAGATGATAGGTATGTCAAAGAGCAGATTGCAACAGGCATGTGGACACGCTATGGGCATGTGCGGCATGCTCCAGAATGGTTCTTGGACACCTTGCCTATAACACCCTTGGATGGTGAACTATTCAGCACCACGATGTCGAGACAAAAATTGTTTTCGATCTTGAAAAGGAATCCCGAGAATATGGGTGACTGGTCGGAGATAGACTATAATATCTTCGATTCTCCAAGTTTCGATCAAATTTTCGGAGCAGGGGCAGTAGATGCTTGTAGACGGTATTTTGACTACGGGGCTATACTTAGTTTCATCAATGAGCGTGGCTATGAGTTCATTATACATAACAGATCTTTCGAGGAGACTCTTACACATTTGTCCGCCAGCCTGTCGCCATCATCAGTGGCAATCATCCACCCACAGGAGAGACTCTCAATAGTCTACAATGCCGCAATGACCAGAATTAACGAACGTGTTGCTGAGATTATTGCAAAGCCCCATGGCGAAGGGGTGATTTTAAGATCACCTAAGTCAAGATGGTTTCCTGAACGATCGTGGAATTTGTTGAAGGTGAAAAAAGCCGACGATATGGAAGGAACTGTTATCGGGTATACCACTGGACGAGAGACCGACAAGGGTAGCAAACTACTCGGAAAAATAGGGGCATTGATCTTGAAGCTAGAAAATGAAAAAACATTTAAGCTTTCTGGTTTCAATACTCTTAATGGTGAGCGTGACTTCGCTACTCTTGAAGCAACTAATTGGGCTATCGAGCATCCAAATATGGTATGCCATGACTGGATAACATCGAATATGTTTCCGGTTGGGTCGCGTATAACTTTTACTTATCGTGGATTAACCGACGAGGGTATTCCTATTGAAGCAAGATACCTGCGTCCTAGACCCGAAGGAGAGTAACTATGGTAGAAGTTTTTTGCCCTAAATGTGGTTCAGATGATATCGAGTCTTTTGGCGATGGCGAGTATACTTGTAATGCTTGTGGCTGCATCTTTTTTGAAGACGAAGACGAAGACGAAGACGAAGACCCTGATGATTTCTTTGGAGACAATAATGAGTAGAAAAACTGCTCGCGGAAAGTTCAAAGACTTAAAGATGGCATCTTTAACCCTTATCAAAAAGGCATGGAAAAAAGAAAGGAGAGTTGATAAACTGGTAGAATGGGTTAAGAATCTTGAACACAGAGATCTTTATAAGTTGAAAAGGCGTGAAGCCACTTTAATTGAAAGGGTACCGAAATGATCGAGCAAAAGAATATAGTTGCTCTGCGTCTTGCAGCAGATGCTTTGACTTCTACGCCAAAAAGCTGGCATATTAAATTCAAGAACTGGGTCGAAACGCCAAAAAACCAGATTGCCATTGATAGTATGCGAGTTGCAGCCCGGGCTATTCTCGCAGATCCTCCGAATCTAGATCATTTAACCTATGTAAGTGCCGAGCAACTTGGTGCCTTAATACGCTATATTGCAGAAACTCTTGAAGGGGTGTCAAATGAAGTTTCTTTGTAAAATCGGACTACATAAGTTTTGCGACTGGTATCTTTTGACAAACTGTCGTATTGGGCAAACTTATGAGCAACGCTGCTGTTACTATTGCGAGAAAACTCAATCCAGAGAATGGGACTTATTTAAGGAATGGGACTTACTTAAGAAGCATAAAAAAGGGCTTTTGGTAAATTTTTATTGTCTAGCAGGCGCGATAAAGAAATGGGCATCAAACATGGGGTTGATGTTATGACTTTATTTGAAGTCGATAATGACAATATTGTTGCTCCCGAAATATTGATTATACGCCTACGGAATAGTCGTGCGTTTAAATGTTATCTGTGCGGACAACATTCACCACGATCTATAAATCAATATACCTGCAACGGGAGACAGTTTTATTATGCAGTATGTCAAAGCTGCAAGCAGGAAGATGATTGGCAAAATCGTATTGAGCAAAAGATCAAAGTCGAGTTACCTATTAGGAGTGGCAAAGATGTTTAAAGTAGGCGACATTGTTGAAGTATCTGTGACCAAAAGATATACCTTTTATTATCCAGATGAAAGGAAACGTTTCAAGAATATTGGAGTAATTACCAATATCGAAACCAGACGGGGCGTTGGGCCTTATCCAATTGAAGTAAGATCAAGAAAGAACAACATTTACATGGGCTGCTATGATGCCAAGAGTCTGACTCTTATCAAAAAAGGAAAATAAACAATGGCTTATACTAATAAAAATTACAAGACAAAGAAACAGATGAAAGAGGACTTCAAGAACGGTATTCAGATACCTGTTTACCAGCCAGGATTCTTTGGACCTGATATCCAAGATGGTTTGTGTGCTATCGAAGGGCCACATTATCCCGCTCCCCATACGTGGTATGCAAGCGTTGAAGTCAAGGATGGTGTGATTATAAAAATTAAGGGATAAAACTGTGGATGACAAAAATACTATTGACTTCTTGCGCGAGCTAGTTAAGGATCTTGATAGAGCAAGCAAGCATAAGGGCATTAGGATTGCATACTTGAAGAATGCTCTTAAGATTATTGAAGAAAAGGCTACTAATCCACTTATTGAAACTATTGGAATAGTCCTTGAAGAGATTCGAGAAATCGCCAAAGAGACTATTAGGGAATAAGACTATGGATGCATTCTTAGAGAAACTTGACGCGAAAATTCAAGATAATATTGTTAACTATTACGGACTTGTTGCAGAGTATGACACGCTTACTGATGCGACAACAGTAGGTGAAGTAGAAAAATTATTGTCGCGAATGAACTTTTGCTTAGTTAGGGATCGGGTTCTTGCAGAAATAAAGACAATATATCTTGAATCCCAGAGTTAGGAACCGCGCACCTAACTCTGTTCCGAAGGGGCGGCGTCCTCCCTTTCCGCCGCCCCTTCACTTATCCAAGAGGTAATCATGCTTGAAGAAAAAACTTATCAAATTTATCGAAAGATTGCAAAAACCAAAGCTGAGATATATCTTATAAATATTGCCATCGAAAAGATGGACAAAGAAGCAAGGATTTTCAAATCAATAATACTCGTATCAGTATTCTTCATTGTATTTGGTATTACCTATATCTTAGGAAGCTAACTGAGGAGACTTGAAATGAACATGGATTTATATGGTCGTAATCCGAAGAATGAAATTGGCATGGACTTTCGAGCAAACATCTGGTCTTGGCGTCCTATATGGGATGCTATCAATGAAACAGGTATCATAGATCAAGCTATGATGGACTCGATGTCTTTCAAGGATGGGGCTGGTCCAAAGGATCAAGAAACCTGCGACAAACTTGCAGATGCTCTTGAAGAAATGATAAAGGATTATTCTGATTCTCAAAGTATACATCTCGCAGAATTTGCATCCGAAACCGTGCGTAAGATAGTCCGTGAAAGAGAAAAAGAACTCGCTATCTCAATGTTTTGTCAAAAGGAAGAAGTACTCTATGCAACCGACGGCAAACATTTGCGGGAGTTTATAGCTTTTTTACGTAATTGTGGTGGCTTTGAAGTTTGTTAAGGAGACTTGAAAATGGGTATGGACTTACATGGCCGTAATCCGAAGAATGAAGTTGGTAAATACTTTAGAGCAGATATCTGGTCTTGGCGCCCTATTTACAGCGCGATTGTCGAATCAGAAATAATCAAAGACTACAAGATGCTTGACTTAATGTCTTACAACGAAGGCGCCGGCCCTGAAAACCAAGAGACCTGTGACAAGTTAGCATTCTGGTTTGAGGGACGAGCGATAGGCTACGGGGATCATGACCTAATTGGCCTTGGTGAATTTGCCAGTGGCAAATGTCGCGACATGATCAACGAGCAGATTAGCATTATTGAAGAGACAATTCCTGCGTCTTTTAAGGGCGATCGGCCAGTATATGCAACCGACGGTGCGCATTTGCGGAAGTTTATAACTTTTTTACGTAATTGTGGTGGCTTCAGAGTTTATTAAGGAAAGACAATGTATAAGAAACCTGAACCTTTCAGCATAGGCGACAAAATTAAAATAAAATTGTCGAAAACACATAGCCATTATGCCCCTGTGTGGCGGGCTCGATTTAAGAATCGTGGGGTGGTAAGGAAAATTATTTTAGATAGTAGATATCCATATTATGTCTACTCCCGTAAAGAAGGTTATTTTATTGGCAGATTTGCTTTTAATGAATTAACGAAAGGATAACATTATGCCATCAGGACGTTGGGTGAATCATTTCTTTGAGATTTGCGAGGCAGTAGCCAAGATGTCTGAGGATAATTCATCAGGAATTGGTTGTGTAATTACTAAAGACCGTGTAATCTTAGCAACAGGATACAATGGACACCCCCGTGGTGTTAAGCATCGTGACTTTGTATCAGGAGACCCTGAGAAATATCTTTATACAGAGCATGCTGAGCGAAATGCTATATACAATGCGGCACGAATAGGTGTATCGCTTGTTGGCGCTGAACTCTATGTGCTTGGACGCCCATGTGCTGATTGTGCGCGAGGGATTATACAGTCGGGAATTCGGCGTGTATATATTAAAACTGAATATCAACTCCATAAAAGATGGAAAGCATCTTGTGATGCCGCCCTTATTATGATGGGCGAAGCAGATATCGAAATAATATTAGGAAAATAAAAAAAGGAGACAATAATGCCAAAACCAATAACATATCTATCGCCGAGTTCTTTGATGCTTTTTGAACGTGACCCTGAATACTTCTATAAAACGAAAATTCTTGGACACGCTAAGGAAGAACAAACCAAGCCAATGGTAGTTGGAACAGGTTTTGATGCCTTTGTCAAACACGCTATTGATCCAGAGATCAATGCGTATGAAATGATAAAAGATGGCGTTGATTCAAATGACCTTATGGATTTTGCAATCAAAGGCGGCAAAGAATGCTTCGGATTCTACAAGAATTCTGGAGCTCTTGCCTCTTTGATGCTCGAAATGGGGGCGTCGAAACCTGATGTAATTGGGCAGGTTAATAGAATGGTCAAAGGCGTCCCGCTTCATGGGCGCCCTGACTTGAAGTTCATACTTAAGTCCGACATCATTGTCATAGACTGGAAAGTTAATGGCTTTTGTTCAGTAGCTTCACCGGCTCCAGAATACATCAAGCTATGGGATGCTCTTGGAAATGAAAAAGGTGCGCATAAGAATGCAACACCAATGATTACAGAATCAGGTATCATAGTAAATGCTTCCAGTAACTTGGAAGATATTAATAAAAACTGGGCAACACAGTTAGCAACATATTCTTGGGTTCTTGGCATCGATGTTGGGGACACTGACTTCATCGTAGGCCTCGACCAGATTGTTTGGAGCAGGAAGCATGAACCACGATGCGCGAAGCATCGGTATCGAATCAGCGCTGAGTTTCAATATGGCCTGATGGACCGTTACAAAGATCTTTGGGATAAGGTGCAAACAGGTAAGTTTCTGGGCGAAAACACAGAAGCTCGAAGTCAAATTCTTGAAGACTCAGAGAATATTCCAAATGACTGGCTTAAACGAGCTCGATAATTTAGGAGATAGTAAAATGAAGATTACTATAGATACTATAGATCATGCACCTGCATGTTATGCCCTATGTATTGTTACTGAACAGGGTTTTTGGGATGCTGATGATTCTAGCATCCTAATTCAAAATGACTCCGAGTTCACGCAATTAGCAATAGACTTTGGGTGGTTTGACACCAACATGCACGATATCGATGGGGCGATAAGCTATTTAGATAGTATTGTTGGTTCCGGTATCGTGATTGATGACCCTGGATATTTTACTTAGGAGACAAAATGAGTAAAGAATTTGACTTCGACATATTTAACTCACGTTGGGTAGATGTCAAAGAAGAAGTGGTTAAGATGTGTTGCGATGCCTATAGCGAAGGCATTAAGGCATCCACTACAGTGGCTGTGGATACTAAAGTGGCTGTGGATACTAAAGTGCTAAATGAAATCATAGACAAGTTAGAAAATGTCTGTTTGCATCATGGTATCAAAATAGCGCATAGACTAGAACACGAAACCAAAGAAAAATTTCTTATCTTTTCAATTACTAACTTGATTACACGGCTTGATCAATACTTGGAGACGAAAGAATGAGTAAAGGAATTTTGATCTTGTGGATCATATTATCCATAGGATGTAAAACGGTTCCAGTAGTAAGACCCGCGCCGCAGGCTCAGTTCAAATCGGCGGCGGACTTGACTACAACATTGAAGAATGATGCTATAGGAATTAAAGAGAAAGGAACAGAACCCCAGAGTGTGGAGTCTAAGAGGCTAGTAACTGGACTGGATGTTATTCAATTGCTTACTGGGCCTGGAAAAGTTATACTGAAAATGACACCACAGGAACTTGAAAAGATCAAGCAAAATGTCATTGTGGAACTTGTCGATAGGCAAGTTGCTTTAGAGACAAATGAAACAACACAGGCACAAGCCCACGCAGATATTGCTGACCAAGTTTTGAATACAAAACAAAAGGATATTAGATTTCATCTTATTACGATATTACTTACTACGCTTTTGACAGTGGGCGTCATGATATGGTGGTCGCCTACACGGAAGTTTGCTCCATTTGGCGCTATTGCTGGTATTGGGGCATTGGTTTTTGTGATTTTAGGATCGATAGTTAAGGATATACTGCTTGTAGTTGTTGTAGCAGGGGTTCTTGGCGGGGTATATCTGGTTATTTTGTATATCCTAGAAACTCGGAAAGCTAAAACCAAAGCCACAATGGTGGGTGTCATGGCTATAGCTATCGAAAATACTAAGGATAAAGTTCTTAAAGATAAAGTGGCAACTATTTCTAGAATTGCGGGTGTATCCGATAGCATGCATAGAGAACTTGTTAAACATGATCTTGCTAAAAACTCTATCGAGTTTCCTGTTAGCGATCAAACTATTGCCGGCTTTAAGAAATAAGGGGGGAAAGGCTATGAGAAAAGTAGAATTAAATTTGTACTCTTATGAAGAACTTTCTGACGAAGCAAAGATCATTGCACGAGATATTTTCGTGACAACAGGCCAATATCCTCCTGAAAACTGGACAGATTCTTTTTTGAATGTAATGTGGAATATTGGTGTTCAAATCTTCAACTATAGGTTTGATAACTCTACTGTTACTATCAAGTATCTGGATGATGCAACTTCAACTGCTCAGATGATTTTAGAATCGTACGACTCTGAACATCCACTGCATGTTATTGCTATTGAGTTCAAACGTAATGGAATAATGGCCGGTGCTCGCGTTTTTAATGACGGTATATGTGACTATATTATTAGATACCTAGCTATGGTGTACTTAAAGATAACTACTGAAGAGGAATTTGCTGCCTATGCCATTTCTCTAAAGTATGAGTTCTTTGGAAGTGGGCATCATTTTGGAGAGTATCTAAAATGTTAGGAATCAAGGCTCCACATATCATAACTAGAGTTGCTATCGATATTCCAGCATACTGTTCTTGGGCAAGTTTCTTTGTTATCGTCGAGCAACAAGTTCATGGAGACATAGAGGTAACATATTTCTATTTCGATAATTACGCAAAAGCATGCACCTTTGCTTTTGCTATCAAAGAGGTATCTGGTGACTTGGATTTAGGAATCATCAATAACATTCCGAAGGAGAAACGAATATGGTAATAGCTAGAATTCCTATTACATTGTATAATGGTAATGAGTGCAATGGATGCCCATGTCTGGATAAAAATGGATGTTTTGGTAGCCCTTTTTGTATAGCAAAGATGGGTAAGATTAAGATGAAGTATATAATAAGGCAAGGTTTCGAGCGTCTTATCTTTATCCGCCCGATGACATGTAAAAAAAGGACACAAAGATGAAGATTAAAGTTCCCATTACGTTACATGATGATAATGAATGCAATGGATGCCCCTTGCTAGATAGGAATACTCGTTTCAATAAGCCTTTTTGTCTAGCAAAAATGGGTAAGATTACGATGAAGTTTAAAACTATCAATAAGACACATGGTGGCGGTTTCGAGTATCTTGCCTATGTTCGACCTATTTCTTGTAAAAGAGGATATAAAAAAGATGAAGAAAATGTTAATTAAAGCTTTGGATATTTTGATGTTTGGCTTTTTAATTGGCACCATAACAGCATTTGCTATATATAGAATCGGGTTAATCTTTATTTGGATAACCCTTAATTTTGGAATACTGGGGCTTACATCTGTGATAATTGGCCTACTGATGAGTGTGTATGCCATTCTCGCTTCAATAGGGTCGGAGATAAAAAGATATGATTTATAAAATCATAGTAGATTTAGATCTTAATTTTAAAACCAAATGTGAAGGATGCAAACTGCTTAATATTGATGTTACTACTTGGGGTAAGACCCAGGCAATTTCATACAAGTGTATGGCAGGTTTTAAGTTGAATCGTATAACCTTCAAGCGCCCAAAAGCGTGTATCAATAAGGAGATTAAAGAATGAAGATTACTAGAGTCACCGAAAGATACAATAATGATTTTTGTGCCGATATGATTTGTGAACATTGTGGTGCTTATTATCATCTAACATCAGGATATGCCGACCATCACTACATGAATAGGGTAATACCCGCATTGACCTGTCTCACTTGTGGCAAGAATAGGGCGGGTGAGACTACTGCGCCCAACCCTCACGGTTTCGGGCATGTTTCAGGAGCTAAGTCATGAGCTATTGGGTAATTGAACAATTGGGTGCAGTAGACTATGATGAAACGGCGGGTTTTGTTATCGAAGCAGAATCAGAAAAGGAGGCACGCGACCTTGCTCATGAAGAAGGATCACACGGGTTCGGCGGAACTTGGGAGGGGTGGCTTGATCCGAAACTGGCATCTTGCACAGAGTTAAAGTGCACAGGCAAGACACGAGTTATACTTATTGATTATAAGGCGGGATAAAGCATACAAGTTGATGCTGGAAAATACTAAAAAAGAAGGAGAGGACAATGGCTGATCGTAGAATCTTTACATGTGCCGGGTGTGGCCAAAATGTTGAAGCTGGAGTTGTAAAGACGCATATTTGCAAGAAGCCAATACCAATGGATCTTAAATGGGGCGACCTATTTGTTTTAAATATCAACGACGCCCAGTATACTGGATTCCTAGCACATGAAAACTGTGATGGGGCTAAGCGTTCCTGTGGTGTTATTCTTACAGAAGCTGGTTACTGGCAGCGCATATATGGCACTTCTGTTTCAGTCCACGAGTCTACACCACCTTGTGAAGTATTACATTTGTGGTTGAGTCTTACAGGTTATACTTTCTATAAAATGTCAGACTAAAAAGGAGTAGACAAATGCTAAAGGTTGGTGATAAGGTTGTGATTCGTAAATTTGGACTGCCAAAAAATGTACAAAAGAAGTGCCGGCAGTATCATTGGAAGGGTGTTATTAGTAGCCTCCATCTAGAAATTGGCCACCCATTTTTTGTTGTTAGTAGGAAAGACCGTAATGTAATTTCAGTTTTTCATCCAAGCGAATTGCTAAAGGAGGTATAAATGGAAAGTATTGATTTTGAAAATCTGCTTTGAAGCTTATGGTGTATCGCCTGAAATAACTAACTTCAAAGAACTTTGCGAAAAACTTGAGGAAATCCTTTTGAATGCTAAGGATCGTTCCTATGATGAGGGTCATGCAGATGGATGCCTACACATCGATTAACTTGGCAACTAGATTTACTATGCCTTATGGTAAATATCAAGGCAAGACACTCGGAGAGATTGCAGAATCCGATGAGGGTCTTGAGTATTTATCTTGGCTACGGAA